ACGTCATAGATCATGATCTCGGTTTCGTCGTCAGAAATTGCCTGGACCTTGAACCAGTCCGGCTTATCGAGCGGCTTATTCCAGAATCGCGCCACGGCCTCGGCGGTCTTTCTATTTCTGTATTTTAGGTTCATCACTTCCCCCCTTGCTATCCTTCACAGTGCTGGTACGGGTCCGGTATTCGTCGCCGCCTTCGTAGGGGTTCATATCCATGAATTCCCTTACCTCGTTGGGGCTGTATATCTCGGTATTGACGCCTATTCGAAAGCCTTCCATCTGATCCTTGAATGCGGAACGGAGAAGGGCCTTTGTCTCGAACTTCGCGTAATATGTTTTGCGCTCTTCGGGGGTCAGAACGTCCCTGCGGATTGCCTTTTCGTAATTGGTTACATCCGGAGTGACGCCTATGGTCAGATAGTTGATCATGAACTGCTCGGCACTGGCATAGGTCGGGGTCTTGTCGCCTGATTGAATGAGCATCAAGGGGACACGATAGAGGCCGCAAATCTGCGCCTCGTTCATTTTCATCAACTCAATGTATTGCTGGTCGACGAGCTTTATTTCGGGAAAGACGATATCCATGGCCTCATCAATCAAGACAAGATCCCAATGGGTCCCAAGGCCGGCCATCTTTTCCTTGAGATTGGCCTTGAGGTTTGAATGTGCCGGGGCACTGAGGTTTAGAGGGTGCTTGACCACGGCTCCGGGCCTCATCCCTTTGCCGAAGAATTTGCCGAGGTGCCTTACCTGCGCGATTCCGTTCCCCATCGTCTCCCTGGAATACTCAATCGGGTTGACGCCGGTAAAGCCGTCCAGCGTCAAAAGTCCCCGGATATGCATGATCTGATTCTGGTTATATGTCCGGGTTTTTCCGTCCTTGAAACTGATTTCGTAAGTTATGGAGTAATCCTCGTGCTGCTCGCACTTCGTCACCCTGTCCCAACTGATCGGGATAAGTGCCTTTATCGGCCTGCCGGGGAGTTGTGCTTTGTAGGCGATAAAGTTGCCCCTCATGCAGATGAAGGTTTCGACCATGGCCCAAAATTCCGCAGAGGTCATCCATGAATTGGGCTGATCGTGGAGGAGTTCGTACAGGTAGAAGTCCTCGGCCTTATTCCGCATCCGCCCTGATCTCTCCATGATGTGGCAAGGAAGCTGCCCTATCGTCGCGGCTCGAACGCGGACACAGTTTTGAACCGTGATGAGGCGCATCGCGGTGTCGGAATTGACAGATACACCCGAGGAGGTGGAACCCCCGCCGTAAATCTCAAGCAGTCTTTGCTGGATATATTCCGATAATCGAGCTTTCGGTGAAAAGTGGTTTTTAAACCATGTTTTTATACTCAATTCATGTCACCCGTCCTTGCGCAAGAAGCGGTGATAACTGTTAAGGACAGGTTACGAGCATATGCTCATTTAATCAAAGGCGGTCAGGGGTACATTAGGGGTACATTAGGGGTACAAAATGGTAGCAAAAGGGGTACAAAATGCATACATCATGAACTTTTTTCTTTTTCCCGGTAGGCTTCGACGCTCAAAACGGGCGTCCTTTCGTCATAGTTCAACAATTTCATCTTCTTAAGTATACGCTTCGCGGTTCTCTTGTCCTTCACGTCGAGAACCCTGCAGATGCTTTTCCAGCCCCGAAGCTGTAGTTGGGTCATTCTTCGCCCTCTTTGTAGTGGGCCGCCCTTTTTCCAAAGTTCAACCGGGGTTTGGTTATCCCAATGTAATAGCATTCCGCCCAGTTCAACTCATGAGGTTTCGCAAAAACAAACGAGATTCGATGATTTTTTGTCATTACGTGGTGGCCGCCCAAACGTAGCCTGTCACAAAGTCTTCTGGCTTGGCCCACATACACAATTTCATTTTCATCCCATAGAAAATAGATTCCCGATGCTCTGGGCAGCCCGGATCCTTGCCCGTCTGGATTTATTTGTGGTGATGGAATAGGCGGATATTGTTCATCCTTTGTTTGAAAACTATTATCGGCCCATGTTTCGGAAACACGATTGTAATTTTGATTAAGGAGTTTTAATTTCTCCCGACCCGTTTTAAGCCGCTGCGCCACGTCCTTTCGCATCAAGGCTTCCTTTTCTCTTACGAGGCGGGAAGCCTCTGCCTCGGCATTCTCGATCTTCCATTGAAGTGCCTTTAATTTATTTTTGCTCGATCTTAATTCGTCTGCTAAAAGGCTTCGGGCTTCTTTCCGTCTTCGTTTGATCTCGGTGATTAATTTATGAACATCTGGTTTGACTTTGGCCGCCGATAATATTTTGTCACAGCAACCGTTGACCACCCTTTCAACAATGGCCTCCATTTTCTTCCCCGTGTCAAACGAGAACAGGTTATAATCAGATTTGATGTCCCTCTTTAGTTTGCTGAATGATTTCGCAATAATCTCGGTAATTATGTACTGAAGCCGAAGTTTTTCAGCATTCGTTAATTCATCGGGCCGAAGAAGTTCTTTGTTGGGTAAGGTGCTCAAAACGTCATCACCTCGGCTTCGGGGTTTTCGTAGGCGGACCTTTTCTGTTTTGCCTCCGGGTTCATCGCCATCAACGCCACCGCGTTGAAAGCCGCCATCAGCGGGTCGATCTTCCCGGTCCCGCTGATCTGTTTCGTTATTCTGATAGCATTACCCGCAGGCTCCACCCGGGCGTTGCCGACACACCATGTCATCATCTCCGAGCCGTCATGGGTGATCGACTTCTCGGCCACCTTGCGTTCGAGGGTCTTTATCGCCCCGTTCAGCCTCCACCCCTGTGAGATACCGACGATCCGGTCATGGTCTATGCCGCGCTTGTCCACCAGCTCGTCGACGATCTCGCCGATTCCTACCGGGTCGACGCCTATACGGTCAAGGAGGCCTGAGTCTTCGCACTGCATGACAATATCGGCAAATTCCTTTACGTCGTCGCCTATGTTCTCCACGACGGTCAAAAAGCCTTCCTTCGCAAAGTCGAGGTATCGGGGCGCTTCGGACTTCCGGCGTTCAAGGGCTATTTTGTGCGCCCAGGCGTGAGCCCATCCGAGCCATTGACCGGCTTCGGGGTCTCTGCCGATAACGTAGAGTCCGAGAAGGTCGTCAAGCCCGCCACCGTCACCGCCTATGACAATCACGTCGGAGCGTTCAAGGATCAGATCCAAGGTAACGCCGCCCGCCGCATCTTCCCAGAAGTCGGCGCCCGCCCATCGCTGGGTTTTGAGGTTCATTCCCATCTCGACGTTGAGGTGTTTGGCAAGAAATCCCTGCATGGATTCATGCCCCGCCGCATCAGCTTTGCCGAATTCCCTCAACAGAAATTCTTCGTCGACCGACGCGCCCAGGTTCGGATTGGTGACGTAGAAGTACTTAGGGTCAAGGTGTTTTTTCTCGTCAAGGATCGATTTAGGGAACTCGTACAGGACGGGGAGAAAGCGGTTGTCGTCTATTTCACCGTCACGGACGCCGCGAGCATAGTCAAGTTTCTGTTTGAAGATACCAGCCGGGGCCTCATCGCTTTGCGTGGTCAACCAGATAACGAACCCCTCGGGACGTGATGCAAGACCGCCGTAAGCCTCGCGGAGCATGTTTTCAGCGTTGGCGCGCTTGCCGAACAGCCAACATTCGTCAATTAGGACTCCGCTAGCCTTCTTCCCGCCCACCGTCTCGTTGTCTGCCGCGACGACTTTAAGGACGGCACCGGTACCCCGGTGCGTGATCTGCCTGTAATGCTCCTGGACGTGCATAAGGTCTGAAAGCTCGTCGTCTGCCTTAACCATGTCGCGGGCGGGGTAAAAGGAATTGTTGGCGATTTCGACCGTGGGGGCGATGATCAGGAATTCAGCCGACTCGCGCCAGTTGCGAATAAGGGCGGTCATCATGATACCGGCGGAACTGGTACTTTTGCTGTTCTTTTTACTAACAAGCAGAAAGAACTCCTGTATGAGGCGGCGGCCTGATTTGGGGTTGTATGCGCCGAAGATAGTGCCCACAAAATCAAATAGCCATTGGCGGCCTGCCTCACCCAGGGTAGGACGACCCAACACGTCGACAAGGCGGAGTTCCTTGAAAACGGACAGGGCCGCATCGGCTTCGGCAGGGAACAGGGGCGGAACGACGATAAGGCTTTCGCGTTCCATGATGCGGGATTCCCAATCGAGGCAGGCGGTTGACCAGTTCATGCAAGCAATTCCTTGAAAATATCCGGCATATTGTCTGGCAATCCAATGATCGGCCTTAATATATCATATGCCTTGATCATCTCTTCCAATGTAGGCATTTTCCCATCGTGTCCTTTGCGATATATTTCAATCAATTCTTTCGCGAATGTAACCCCAGGCGCATCTTTCATATTCTCCTCCTTGTTTACTTCCCTTAGCAATTCACGAGCACATTTCCGACAATGAGCCGAATAGGTATCCAATTCTCTAGAATAAAAAAACAGGTGTACTGGTTTCATCTTTCCGCACCTAACGCACTTTTTGCCACGCCTATATGTTATCATTTGACCACCTTCAACGGCGCTTGCCCCGCCGCGAACTTGCCGGACCCGGCCTTCTTTGCTTTCTCGTCCTTCTCGTCCTTCTTGCCCTTGCCCTCTCCTGCTCGGGAATGGACAAAGGGGGCTGCCGCTATCGCCATCCTGTCCCGGCGGTCCTTTTCGGCTGCCGTATCGTTCATTACCTTGAGCATATACTCAAGAGGGGTCAGGTTTTCGGCGGCGGCCTCTTGCTTTTCCCCTTCGGTCAATCCGGCGGCTAGTTCCGTCGCGAGTTGTGCCATCATTTTCTTTTCGGCGATGGAAAGATGTTCCCCCCTGCTCACACGAGCGAGGAATTCGTTATAGAACTTCGCTTTTGCCTTGAGGTCGAAGGAGAGAAGTTCTTTGATCTTCTGCTTATCGGGGTCAAGGGCCTTCGGTTGGGATTTGGACTTTGTGGGCGCGCTCTTACGGGGCGCCCGTGGTTTCGTGTCCTTTGAGCCTTTTTTTCTGCCTGCGCCTGGTCTGTAGCCTCCTCTTGCCATGTTATTCACCTTTTTTGTGTTGTTCTGAGAGTATCTTTGGGGCTGTATGATGCCAGTTTATCTTATGATGGATTCGAAAATGCGGGCTTCGTGGGTCTCCCATTTGCCCTACCTTTACACAGGAAGGCGAATACATAACGGAGTAAAATGTTTTGAGATATGTGCCGCCGTCAAGATAAAGATCGGTCATTCCGCCAGCGCTTGATTGTGTGGTCTTTTGGTTTATCCATGCGTTAGTGATGGTTCCGAACAGCTTTCCGCGCCTGCCGTCCGTGGTATAGGTGTTGACATCTTCATTGACGCGCCCATAAAACGCAAAACCTCTTTCGGTGGAACATATAAACGAGTTCATGGCCTTGCGCTTAATTTTAATCCCGCTGCATTCGGCGCCACCAATATAGTCGCCCCCTTGCGCTAAAGCTAATGCGATAAACGGTGAATCTATATAAAAATCGAGCACCATAGAAAGAAGATCGTCAATATTTACCTTTATTCTCCGCGTAATGACTTCCTTGTCTTTTCCGAACTTGATTGAAAGGTGATCGTAATCATCATCCAACTGAATAAAATACTTGCACCCCACCTGCCGGGCTAAGTCCCAGCAGGCATTTCGTGCATAGATGATCGCCCGCCGGTCATTGAAGTTGTCGCCCTCATCAATCCGGGCTGCTATCTCGGATTTACAAAACTGCAAAACCTTATCACCGAACCGCGCCCGGTATTCGTCGGCGGTCTTATCTTCATCATCAATGACGATGTAAACCTTGCCAGTATATCCCGCCCGCTGCAAGGTCTTGAAGGTATGCACCCGGTCAGGCCGTCCATGTGTCAAGATGAAGGCGCAGAAATCGTCACGCATCAGATTCCTCCTGATCGGCCAGCGCACCAAGGCGTTCCGTCAAATGGACAAAGCCATATTCGATGGCTTTTTTGAAGTCGATTATAACCATGCCGGATTGCTCCATTAACTCCTGAATCGTCTTGTCGGCATGACAATAATATTCAGCGATTTGCCGGAAGTTGAAAACGGTATGACGTTCTGCGGCGAACTTTAAGAATGTTGCAACGTCAGAAGGAAGCCCGGCCGCATCAATCCCGGCGATAAGCTCTTCTGTTTTCCCCCTGTCGATCAAAGCGGATAACGGCGGCCTTTCCCCTTTCGGCTCATAGATGGGCGAAACGATCTTGCTGGTATATGTTTCATCCGGAGGCTCATCTTCAGGATCTTTCAGCCATTCCTCCGGCAAATCAAGTCCCCAGTCATCGAGAGGCAAGTCGGCCCATTCATTTGCGAGCAAGTCAAAATCCCATTCGCCAAAGGTCGCGTTGTCTTTAACGACAAATTCCCGCTTCTGTTCAGGCGTAAGGCCGGAAACGATCTTGACGGTTGCCTCATTCGCGCCGGATTTACGCAGGGCAAGCAATCGCATATTGCCTCCCAGAACGGTCATGCTTTCGTCAACCACGATCTCCCGAATTCCCATCATATCCGGGAAGTCATGAAGGCTTTTGACTAGCCTGTCCATGCCCTTTTCGGATATCCGGCGGGGGTTATCGGGGTTCAGCTTGATCGCCGAGAGCTTAACGGTTTTGATGGTTATGTTTGCCACTTATCACCTCGTGATTTTGATTCTTTGCTACTAAGTCCAATAATCAAAAATCAAAATTAATTCTGCGAATGACCCAACGCGCGGTTACGGTTTTCGCCACTTTTTCAAAGATTTGACCCACCCCCTGTCGTATCTGACAATTCATGTTCTCGCCTTCTCTTCCTCCTTATCAGACTTTGCCTGATTACAGGCTACACATAGCCATTGTAAATTGACATCCGCATTGGAGCCGCCTCTTGATAGTGGTACGATATGATCCAACTCTCCCCTATCCAGTGCCGTAACTCTCCCGCATATCTGGCACGTATAGTCATCCCGTCGTGCAATCCGCTCCCTTGCTTTCGTCAGTTTCCATCCCCTGATCCGTTTTGTCGCTGGCACTGATCCTACCCTGGTATCCAGCGTAGTCACCCTGGGTTTGAGCGAAGATAGTTTGCGCGTCATCTTTCCGCCTATCCTCTCAACCCCTTGTGGATCATATATGCCGCCTGTTGCTCCGGGCATTGTTGCAGTAACCCTGTATCGCGCCGCCTTTGTCGCAGCCGTCGTGCTTGCATCGTAGATGCGCCATGACTTTTTCCTCCTGTTTGGAATTATCGATATTCGCAAATTTGCCCCTGCCGCATTTCAGACAACGCCTACGGATTGTCCAGCCGTGCCTGCTGACCCATTCCCTCGTTGTGGCGATCATACCGCTACCGCAATGGAGGCAGATTAGCACTACTTGACCTCCTGAATGACAATACCGTGTACGTATCGCATGAGTTTTCGTTTTATACCCCATACCGGGGTAGGGAAGCCCTTCACGTCATAAACCGTCTGCGTCCCGTCGTTCTCCTCGACAACGAAGTCGGCGACATACTTCACGGCAAGCTCGACTACCTTTTCCACGGTCCGGGGATTGCCCTTCTTGTCGAACTTGGTCACCGGGGCTTTTTGTGACGGTACCAGTTCAAAGGGCACCTGCATACGGAAATCCTTAATCTCGCCACGGCCCTTCTGGCTCTTGAAAATCTTGTACCATTTGGCCTCGGCCTTCGACGAGAAAAAGATACCGTCGACCTCGATGCCCTTGTTACGGTACTTGTTGACAGCCGGGAACGGTGTCATGCCACATCCTCCCTCTCGTCCGTGAAGTCCTTTGCTGGCACGATGTAGAGCCGTCCGCAAAGCCCGACTTCGACCCCTTCGCGGGATCTGACACTGAACAGGGCGCACCAATCACCGCATGACATGTTATTGTGCGGGCATTTGCGCTGTTTGCCGTCGAGCACCAGCCGGCCATATTTTGTCAGTTTTATTTTCATGCCGCGTCCTCCTTCCCGCATACCGGGGTTTTGCGCTGCGGGTAGCTCCTCGCGTGCGCTTCGCCTTTTAAAACCTTGATGGCGTCGGAGAGGCAATGGGCGTCCAGTGGCCCCGCGACGGCGATGACGACACGGTTCTTTGCCATGTCGTAGCGGTGGAAAAATCTCTTGTGCCGGACCTGTCCTGGCTGCATACTGCCGAATAAAAGTTTAAGTAAAACGAATAAAAGTTTAAGTAAAAGTCTGGTCATATCAGCCTCCTCTTTTTTTCGATATCTGCAAGCGCTTTATGCTCTGCTTCGCGCCTCGACAAGCCGGCGTCGTATTCATAAATTGCGCTACGCTCCTCGTATATTTCCCGTTCAAGGTCGGACAAATCCTCCAGAGAAATCATTCTTCATGCACAAAATCAGGGTCAACTCCCCCCAGGTTGTACACCTTCGCCGATTTCTTCGTAAATCCCTTCTTCGCCGGGCTCGCCTCTCCCTTGTCGGGGTCGTACCACGCGCCGTCCATCCTCAAATCCCCTCCCTGCACAATCTTGTACCTGCACACCTTTCCTCTCGGCCTTTCGTCGCCCTTCCAGTTCTTCGCTACCGTGATGCGGGCGATGTTGTCTCCCCCGTTGTGCTCGAGGTTCACGGCGAGCCGCGCCTTTTCCAGTGTCCCTTCCCCACCCACCGCGAATTCCTTATAGCTCCGCTTCTGCATGACGATGAGGAGGAGGCCCCGGTCGAGCTTGTCGAATACCCGCCGGATGTCCTCCGTCACCGTGTACGCCTCGGCCCCGACTTCGAGGAAGTCAATGATGTTGAGGCCGTTGGGGTCAATGTGGTCTTCAAACTGCTTCGCCTGTTCCATCCACGTTATCTTTTTCCACTCTGCCATGCGGAAGGATGAGGGGAATTTTACGAGCCGCCGCCTCAGTTCCATGCTCCCCATTTCGGAGTTGAAGTATCGCACGGGGTAGGTGTCCCGGTTCGCATAGGCCACGTTCAGGGCAAAACAAGTCTTGCCCGCGTCCTTCTCACCGCTTATGAGGATGATGTTGCGCGGGTAGAGTTCAACCATGCTCGAAAGCAAAAGGGGAAGATAGATATCTGCCGTTTTCTCGTCCGTCGCATCAAGATCCATGATGTGCGGATTACGGTCAACAAGACGGTATGTGCCGTGACGTGAGCCTGTGCGGGTAATAATGCCGTCTGTTTCCATTTCCCTGAGAAGGTCGTAAACGTGGCGTTTCTGGTCGGATCGTGCATCGAAGAAGGACATCACCTCTTTCGCGTTGATCGTGCCCGTGATGGACAGAATATACTCGCGGACATCCTTGTCAAATATCGCCTGCTCGAGACGCTTCTGCCCGGCAATAAGTTCCATGGCCTTCTTCTGGATATCGGCGGGAAGGTCGGTTATCCCCTGTGAAAGGCGGTCGTACACATCGGCCATAAGGTCCGTTGAGGCGTTACGGCCCGCCATGTCGTCAAGGATTCTGAGTATGTCGCGGGGTTCGATCATTGCAGCTTTCGCACGGCCTCCATGAACGAACAGCCTTCCATCTTCATCACGAGGTCGATGCTGTCACCCGTCCATGAACAGGAATGACACCGGCCCCGGTTGCCTTTTACCTCGAAGGATGACGGGTTTTTCCCTTCATGCACGGGACAGCGGGTCCGCCGGAACTTGACCACGCAGCCGTAAGAGGAAAGAAGCTCCTCCATCGGGTATTCCCTGGCGTTGGCGATCTGCCTGTCTGTGTCATCGTTTCCCTTCCTCATGGGGTTCTCCTTGTCGAGCAGCCTGCCCAGGGCTTCCAGCTTCGTCTTCTCCTCGCCTAGTCTCTCTTTGAGGAGCAACAGGGCAACAAGATTGCCTTCTTCGATGACCGTCTGTATCCTCTCGCTCAGAAGCATCATGCGGTCTATCGTGCCGTCGATCTCTTCGGCAATGAGGGACAGTCTGTGGCGGTACAAGAGGGATGCAAGAAGGGGTTTCAGTATCGTGCTCGGTGTTTCCCATCCGCGCTCTTTCGCCCAGGAGGTCAAAACCTTCCTGTTGCGGACCTGCATGTCGTAATAGCTGAGATTCATTTCTCATACCTTCCTTCGAGGATCTTCACGAAATTTTCCTCCTTGCATATCCATTCGAGGTCAGCCGTCCATTGTCTGTCGTTCTTCCCGGTAAGGTGAGGACATTTGGTGGCGATGAACACAAAAAATTGCTTCCACCAGTCGAGGTCTTGATATTCTTTCGAGGACAGCCACCGGGCCCTTAACATCTTCTGCCGTTTCGGGGTCCACTGTCTGACCCTGGGGAGTGTGGGGCAAAGTTCATGATAGAGAGAGATTATTTCCTGATGAGGACACCCGTTGTTAGCACCGCTAACGACAAGAGTATTTATATAAGAAGAAGAAGATACAGCGTTACATTTCCGTTTCACGCCCGTTACATCACCGTTACATTCGGCGTTACTTTTCTTTTCCCGAAACCGCCTTACTCTGTCCTTCGTTGATTGGCGGTCTTTTTCGTCACGCACCATGCGTCTATTGATGAGCGTTACATTACCGTTACAATCGCGTTCAACGTCACATATTTTAGAGGCTATTAACTCCTCTAATATGGCCTCTGCGGCCTCATTTTCGACACCCCACAAACGTTTCATTTGCGTTACATCAGCGTTACAACGTCCTTTCTCTTGTGAAAACCACATGATACAAAGCACATCCATCCACGCACCACGCGCTTGAATGGATAATGTGCGTGTATCCCGGAGGTAATCTGCGAAGTAAAATTGCGTTGCTGGTGATCTACTCATCTTCCCCTCGGCCCCTCACCATTTCTCCCCCCGCCACTTATAAATCCCTTCCACCGCCAGGTACAAAAATATCGCGTTCTGCAACGCCTCTATGTGTAGGCCGTGTGTCCAGTTGATGACCGCCCAAGCGAAGTTCGACACCAGCCAGCAGACGTAACAAGACCGGCGCTTGCGGTTACTCAGCATGACACCTGCGACGGCTAGGGCGAGGAAGATCAGGTGATGGAGGGACATTAAAATAACCCCCCTTGCGCCTTCTCCTTCTCAAGCCACGCATTGGCTTCATTGAAAAAATTCTTCTTGATTTCAAACCCGTAGCCGCTTCTACCGCATCTAAGCGCGGCGATTATGGTAGACCCGCTTCCGGCCACAGGGTCAATAACTACGTCGCCGGGGTCGGTAAACGTATTAATTAATTTTTGCAATATCTTCATAGGTTTTTGCGTCGGGTGGATCTTCGGGGATTTGTTGTCCTTTTCCCACGGGAACGAGTTAAAAACCATCTTTCCGTTGTTCCTGAATTTCGGCAGCTTATCACGGTACAGCACAAGCCCGTACTCGCAATTACCACATATTCGCATATTCGCTTTTAGCACCTGAGCCGACGAGTTTTTGATGAACACGAGGTTGATATAATTCTTGAATCCATATTCTTTCGCTTTCGTTATCAATTCAAACTGTTGCTCGAAGGAACAGAAAAGAACCATTGCCCCAGCCCTTCCTGTTTCCTTCGGCTCCTTGATAAGCATTTTTGAGCAGAAATGAAGATACTCGGATATTCTGAAATCCTTATCAGTATCAAAAAACTCACTGTTTGCCAGCTTGCTTTCTCCGTTCTTGTTGTCGCCGTCGATGTACCAGACAGGGTTTGAGCCATAGGCGTTTTTCCCTACGTTGTAGGGGATATCCGCGATCACCAGTTGCGCTTTCGGGATTGTGTACGTTTTATAATTTTGGAAATGGTCATTGAATATCTTGTGTTGTAGTCTCGGCGCGCACCGTTCAGGCTTTAAGTTCCCCGGCCCCTCGTCGTCGCCACAAGAGGCCGGGTTGGAGGAGGAGGTGTATGAAAAGCAAGTCTGCTTTTGCTGATTAATCGTGCCGTCCTTTGTCATGTTTTACCTGTAACCAAAAAGGATGACAAGCGTTTTATGTATCACCTCGCGTGTAACATTCTACTTTTTGCTGTCTTCCAGCGCGCGTAATTTCGCTATGTGACGCGGGGTAGGGAATGCTCTGCCACTCTTCCAATTTCTCACTGTGGCCTCGGTAACGCCGCACCAGTCAGCGATCTCCTTGATCTTGAGTCTGAAGTTAATTTTGACTTTTTTGGTTTTTGTTATCAGCATAGGGACATCATATCAAAGGTACGAAAACTAGTCAATAGTTATTTTTGTTCCCGTAAAAAAAAACTTACACTTTTTTCTTGACTTCCCTTTTCCGGTTTGTTAATGTTTGACATGAACAACACATCATCACCCCAAAGGAGGTGCTTTATGATCAAAACAGATCCCACAATGCTGGTCTATGACGCGACGCCCGGACCGTGGCAGTCTGTAGTTGGTGCTACGAATGGCGGAGGACGGCTCATTATTGAGTCACATGATTTCGGCGCAATCGCTGCAACGTCCAAGAGAGGGGCACCGAGCACACAATCTCGCCTTTCTCCAGATTCACCATATTACCGCAGTAGTGAGCTTGCAGTTATGGAATCCAACGCACGTCTGATCTGCGCGGCTCCACCGCTCCTCAAGGTCGCCCAAAAGCTACTGTTGTGGATGGAAGAGTGCATGGCCGCGTGCGATTTTAACCGGGACGACATAGACCTATACCACGAGCTTCGCCAGACGATCAGGACGGCTGGCGGATTTTCATCCGATACGCATTGGTGGCAAGGGCCGTGCATATGCGACGCATGTGGCCACGCATGGCAGGGTGTTGTGGAAATCCCCGTCGAGGCTAGCGGTCCACAGGTGCCGCTCGAATGTGGCGAATGTCACCAGATGACGGGAGGTCCGGCATGAGCTTGATGCAACACTACGACAAAGTAATTACGAGGATGCACGCCGACATCTGCCGCTTAATCGAAGAGAAGGCTGAAATAGAAGCTTGCGTTGAGGATCTTATCGCTATCAGAGACCAAGCTCGTGCGGTCCACGCAACCGCTTGCGGGACCTATAACGACAAGCGCACCTCGGTTGACCGTAAAAAACTATCGGACCTGGGTCTGATGGTTAAGGAGTCGTACAAAACGATACCGGAGGTGTCAAAATGACCGCAACCGACATCCAATCCAAGCAAGACCCCGACCTGACACCAGCAGTAAAAGCCTACATGATCGAGGCCGCTGTTGAGATAGCCAAGAAACAAGGCTTCGTCCCCGCCGACGAGAACGATGTCGGTTGCTGGATGATGAATAACCGCGAGGCGATAGTGAAGCGGAGTATCGAAATCCAGTGGGGTTTGCTCGACCGGCTCCGCAAAAACCCCGAGACCATGAGAGCCTTATCAACAATATTAGGGGCTCAGGTCTGGCTTGCGGCTAACCGGGATCAGGTCAATGAAGTTATTCAAAACGTTACAGGAGGTTCTCATGCGTAACCCAGAAATGACGTTCCGTTCCTTTATCTACAACCTCATCCTGATCGCCCTGATGTTCGTCGCGTTCGTCTACGCCTCGAAGCTCGGCATGGAGGCCGCCATTGAGTATGCGGACGCACGGGAAGCCGCCATGTGGAGCATAGCCAAAGGAGAGACACATGCAAAATAGCCCCGCCGCCGAACGCAAACCACATCGCGGTGATCTGAACCTCCTGGTACTCCCCGGCGAACAGGTCCGCAAACCCTACTCGTGGCCTCTCACGAACGCCTGCCCTCATTGCGGCTCAATAGGCTGGTTCGACAAGAACGAACTCGCAGGGGTAGGGCACTGCGCTTTGTGCGGGACATGGGTGTACAAGGATGAGCCTATCCCCTGGCAGCGCGAAAGCAACGCGAGACTCGTACACAGACCGCCCAAAAGGCGGGAGATCACAGCGACCTGTCAACAGTGCGGCAAGGGCTTCCCGACGAACAATCACAACGGCATGGTCAAGTGGTGCCCTGAATGCCGGGAGGACGTGCGCAGGCAGAAGGAAAATGCGCGGCTGCGGGCGAAGAGGGAAGAGAAGAAAAGGGCAACCACACCTTCACTGGGTGATTCCATATCAGGAAAAAACATAATTAACAAGGTGAGAGAGCGTGGATATTACGAGTCGTATCAGAGGAAGGAAAGAAGATTAAAGCTCGGCCTGTCGTCAGGCGGCGCAGGCGGGGATGTTGAAAACATCGCGCAAGAAAGGAGGCCGTAGCATATGTGGTGGCACCGGGGCCCCGCAATGAAAGGCTTGCCGGGCACGATCTTTAGGGGCCCCGGACATTAAACAAGGAGAGCAATAATGAACGATAACACGGAACGCGCCGCTTGTTGGGTGTGCAAAGAAAACGGGATTGACGCCCTCTACCCCGTTACCGACATGGTCAAACTCGGGCATGGCAAGTACAGGTGCAAGCGCCACATAGATAGAGAGATATTCGATGCGTTTGCATCATATCAGACACGGAAGAAAAGCGAGGTCACCAACCTCGAAAAGTATCTCGAAAGCCAGGGCATCCCATACGCCGGCGCTCTGGCGGAAGTGGTGACGATTTTGAAAACAATGGAGGAGAGATGACAGAAGAATTAGCGGTACGGCAGGAATACGGAGTAGTTAATTTCGAGGAATACGCGATGTCTACTGAATCTGTCGTCCGACAGGTCAACGTGATTCAGGAGGTCATGAAGGCCGTCATGAAAATCGATGAACACTACGGCACGATACCCGGCTGTCAAAAGCCGTCCCTTTACAAGCCCGGCGCGGAAAAACTCGGCTTCACCTTTCGTCTTGCCCCTGAATACGAGGTCAGGACGATCAACATGCCGAACGGGCACCGGGAGTACCAGGTCAAGTGCCGTCTGCGCCACATACCAACCGGCGCGATGGTGGGCGAAGGCGAAGGATCCTGTACGACGATGGAGGGTAAGTATCGCTTTCGTGGCGGCGAAAAGGAAGGCACCGGGGAGCCCATACCCAAAGAATACTGGAACCTCAAGAATGCCGGGAAGATGGAAGAGGCACAGGCACTGATTGGCGGTCCCGGATTTGCCCCCGGCAAGATCGACGGTAAATGGGAGATATGCTCGATCGGCGAGAAAGTGGAGCATGATAACCCGGCGGACTACTACAACACCTGTCTCAAGGTGGCGAAGAAGCGGGCGCACGTTGACGCCATTCTCACGGCAACAGCCGCCAGCGATATTTTCACGCAGGATGTGGAGGATATGACCGAAGTCATGGGAAACGCGTCCACAACGCAACAGACGGGAACACAGGCGACAACGGGAAAGCCCCCGGTCAAGCCCCCGCAGGAGAAGAAAGATCACGCTATCAAAGATCCCGATTCTCCGGCATCAGACGCGCAGATCAAGGCAATCAGCGCCATGTGGGGCAAACTCGGCCTCGAGGATAATCTCAAACACCCCTACATTTCCCAGGCAGCCGGGCTCACGGAAGTTATCAAGAGCACGAAGGAACTTACCAAGACACAGGCATCGGCGGTCATAGACAAGCTCAACAAGGACATCGAAGAGAAGAAGGCGGCCGGAGAGTAGAAATGCCGGAACTTCTTTTCGACAAGGGATCACACGTCTACTCTGTAAACGGCAGAGCGCTACCATCAGTGACGGGCATCCTCAAAGCAGAAGGATTCATTGACGACACCTGGTTTACCGAGGATGCCCGTCTAAGGGGGGCATATGTTCATCTTGCCTGCCACCTCTACGACATGGGGACCCTCGATGAAGATTCTCTCGATCCCGCACTGAGGCCATACCTTGACGCCTATATCCGGTTCAAGGCGGATACAGGGTTCGAGGTTGAGGAATCTGAGGTCCCCCGGTATCACGAGCAATATCTGTTCGCGGGGACCCCCGACAAGATAGGCGTCATGTCCAAAGCCGACACCCTCATAGACCTGAAATCGGGTCCTATAGCCCCCTGGACCGCCCTGCAAACGGCAGCCTATGAGCTCACCCTTGACAGGCCCGTGAAGCGTTTCGGCGTGCAGCTCACCGACGAGGGGAAGTACAAGATGGTTCCTTTCACCGACAGGACGGACCGCAACATCTTTCTATCCGCCCTCGCAATCCATAACTGGAAAATCAACCATAACGGGAGGAAGTAATGGAAACAGCAAGAGTAATAAATATCGCAACCGACGAGACAGAGATTGTAGCGAAAAAAGCCCTTTCTATCCCGGAACAGGCCCGCGCCATACAGGTCGTCGATAACGAGACATATTCACAGGCCGGAGAAATCCTTATCACGATCAAGGGATTAAGAAAGGAAATCGGCGCGGCCTTTGACCCGATCATTAAGAAAGCTCACGAGGCCCATAAGGAGGCGAAGGCGCAGAAGGACAAGGCAGAGGCCCCGCTGATCGAGGCCGAGAACATCATCAAACCCGCCCTCGCCGCCTACGACCGGGAGCAGGAAAGGCTTCGCCGGGAAGAGGAAGAACGCCAGCGCGAGATCGCACGGAAGGCGGAAGAAGAAAGACGGTTGCAGGAGGCTTTGCAGGCCGAAAAAGAAGGGGATGCCGCAGCTGCACAGGCGATCATCGAGGAGCCCGTGTATGTCCCCCCGGTCGTGATCGAGAAGACGACCCCGAAGGTACAGGGAATATCCATGCAGAAGGTATGGAAATTTAGGGTGACGAATGAGGCCTTGATCCCCCGGGAGTACATGACCCCCGATATGGTCAAGATCGGCGGCGTCGCCAGGGCCACAAAGGGAAGCATCCAGATACCGGGCGTTGAAATCTACAGCGAAGATATCGTGAAGGCAGGAGTGAGGTAAGGAGGCCCTATGTCAACACGCTACGAAGATGCAACCGAAGCAGAGCCCTTGCTCCGGAGAGTACGCGATAAACACTTCCCCGAGCTGGTAAACGCCGACATCCTCATCCTGTTCGACCTCAAGAAACGGGGCTCAAAGGGAATGGTCGTGCTGGCCCGCATCATGAAGGCCAACGACCTCATACGGCACCTGACGGCCAACGAAAAGAGCGTCGCCGAAGGCTATGATTACATCATCACCATCGACAAGGTCTTTTGGGACAACACCACCGATCTCGACAGGGAACGGGTGATCCGCCACGAGCTGCGCCATACCTTTTTTGACATCGACTCCGAGGACAACCCATACAAGCTGGTGGATCACGACATAACCGATTTTTACTCAGAGGTAGAAATCAACCGCGACGATCCCCGGTGGCGGGAAAGGTGCGCGTCACTGACAAAGGACATATACGATCAGATGAAAGAGTCGGGAAAGAAAGTTCAGAGGAGCAAGAAGACGCCGATCGAGATAGCGGCTGAGAAAGGGAAAGCATAGATGATCCCCGCGGCCGCGAGTATGCGTAAGACAGGATCTACCTTCCCGAAACCCCCCCAACGGCCCCGAGGGGACCGAGCGCACGGATCGCGGCCCGGGGCCAATATACCATTTTCGTGATGTCACGAAGATGGTCTAGGGACTACAGAAGGAGTGAGCATGGAAAAGGTGAGAGAAGAACTGGCAAAGTTGCTGTTCGATTGGATTGATGACGATGGGTGGGAATGGTGGGAAGTGGACAAGGATGTTCGCGACCACTATAGGAATAAGACCGACTCCATCCTCTCCCTCCCCGCCCTGCGTGAAGCGTTGGAGAAGGCGACGGGAACGTGTGAGTGGGTACACGAAACCGAGTGGTATCCACACGTCTATCACACGTCCTGCGGGAAGATAGAATCTGAGGAGTTCGTTAACCAGAGACCCTTCTGCCCTTTTTGTGGCCGTCGAATCGAGGTGAAAGATGTTGAGAAAGGTTGAATACACAACATATAAAAGGCTGGATAGAAAAAACGTCGCGACGACTCAGACAGGTTACTTCCACAGCTTTACTGAAACATATGTGCAGGAGAGCAAAGGCTATGGTGAGGGATGGCAATGGATATCCTACCCGGAAGCTCTGATTGAAACCGAAAGCGGAGAGATTGTCAGAATCCCGCCCGAAAGCATAAAATTCCTGGAGGTGCCGATGGACATTAACGAAACGGAACTGGACGAACTCAGGAGAAAAGCAGACCAATGGGACGCCCTTGGCTACACATCCCCCTATGTAATGCCTGAAGATTACGAACAGGTAAAGAGGGATGCGGAGAAGTGGCGGCGACTCATGGCTCTATTCGACACGTCATGTGATAAGTGCTTTCTGGGTCACGTTTGCGGAACACATGGACGTCCAGAGGCTGTCTGCGAGGATATCAAGGAAGCTATGGAGACCAACGATGAACGATGAAATAGCAAACCTCATAGGATATTGGGATTGGGAGAACAAGACCGCCAACCAATGTGCCGACTCCATCCTCTCCCTCCCCTCCCTGCGTGAAGCGTTGGAGAAGGCGGAGAAGTGGGACGCATTGACAAAGAAGTATCCGCACTTCTGCACAAGATTTGACCCTGAAATAGACGGAGAGGTGAAAGATGAAACGAAATGAACGCCTACAGACAGCCGTTGACCGTTTGGCAAGCCTGACCGAAGGAGGTCATCTGTTGGCATCTACAGACCCGGCGACGCTTATTAATACGGTGGTAGACAAACACCTTGAACTCAGGGCGAAGGCGGCGAAGTGGGACTCCTATCAAGCCGAACTTGCCAACGAAAAAACCCACACCGACCGCTTCATTTCTCTCATAGACGCCGAGGAAGACGAACTCAGGCGGGATGCAGAGAAGTGGCGGAAGGTGGAGGAGATAGCAAGTTACTCCAAGGAAGGAGAATGGGCGTGTCCACGTAATTGCCCATGCGATGTATGCCGAAAGGTGCATGATGACTTTGATTGTGATATTGCAAAGTCGCTTGTCGCCGCCCTTTCGGAGGCTCCTCGTGGAAACTAAAGTCCAGGTCGCGTGCCTGTTCGCGGGGATAGTAGACCATTGGCATGAGGGCATCATCTATCCTGACGGCACACGAAGCCTGTATAAATGCTCTTGCATGGAGCATCAGAGCACAGAACCATTATCAAGGCTTAACCCTGACCCCCTGCACAATGACGGCGATTACTGGAGATTGGTAAAGGGGATGATGCGACATGAGGGGTACAGACAATTTGAAGAGTTCGCCGATAACGAATACTTAACTGAGTTTGTGCCTCCAATAGAAGTATTCACGGCTTGGCTTCTTCTCGACCCCGCCCGCTTCATTTCCCTCATTTGGGACTGGACAGGTCTGGAGAAGGTGCAGGAGAAATACGGGATGACGGAGTGTCCGACGTGCTGGAAACCGGGAGATTACACAGGCGCCTTGCCGGTCTTCTGTCCCACCTGCAACGGCTCCGGCCATCTCCCCGCCCCGTGGCTGGAGGAAAGGAGGAAAGGATGAAGATAGTATTTACTGTTCACGACGGCGGTATGGCCGCCTATGTTGGGGGTAGCGTAGAATCGGTTTCTTCTATCATTGAGATTGACGACGACCAACTTCCAGCCAACGTAAAACAATACTTAGATATTACCAGAAGTGGTGATATCCATTATCTTGCCCTTTCACTGTCCTTTATAGACGATCAGGCACCCACCACTACCGAGATGGAGGCCAAATCATGAAGTCCGTTCCTGGAACACTCTTTTTTAAACCGATGAAGGAAGAACCGGAAGAACATCACTGGTCAACCATGGATTCTTACAAAATGAACCTCAAGATAATGCAGACATCGAAAGGCCCATATCTCAGGGTATCCCACACGATAAAGGAAAATCCAATGGAGGACGGGGTACAGTGGATAAGACTTCCGTACCTTGTCGGCGAGAAGTGCCTTGACAAAAGCACAGGCAAGGTGTTGCCGTTCTCGGGTGTGTGACCCATCGGTTGAACTTTGAACAGCTTTGGGACTCCATCAACGGCAAGACCTACCCGTGGAAGGATAACCCTTTCGTGTGGGTGTACGAGTTCAGGAGGATAGATGCTCTGTAACGTGTGCGGAATCAGGGAAGTAGAATACGGCTTGCTCGTGTGCCCTGAGTGTATCTATCAGGATGCGGAGGAAAAGAGATTGATTCTCATCCTCTATACTCAAGGCCATACCCGTCATTGCGCCTGTAGACAGATTTGGGGTGACGGGGAGTGCGAGTGCGGAAGGATGCCGTTTACCACGGCGTAAGGAGGCTTAAATGATTCGATGGGAAGAAGACTTCGGAGAGTACCGCGATCAGCACGAGTGGCTTGGCTATCTCGGAAAGGTCATTATCTGCCAGATCAACAGTACACACGACCTGTTGTTCTACCCCACCAATGACGGGGAGATATACACCAAGCTCTCATCAGCCAAGCGGGGCGCGGAAAGGATGCTTGAACGGTTCTTGAAGGATGCGGGATTGGAGGTTAAGAAATGAGACCATTGAAATTCAGGGCAAGAATCAACGAAAAGGGAAGGGCCGAACATCTTGCAGAATGGCAACACTTCACGCTTGACGACCTGTTAGATGGACACGCCCGTGAACTGGACGAACGCATCGACAGGAAAACCATAGGCCAGTTCACCGGCCTCCACGACAAGAACGGGAAAGAGGTCTATGCAGATGACAATATCGGTTCTCCTGATAGAGCCTTCGTTGCCAGAGTTTTCCAAGTAGAAGGCGGCAAAGACCACGGGCAATGGTGTTGCCAGCACAAAGACGGTGATATTCAGACCCTATATGATGCGCTTTACGGCGACGGATTTGAGGTCATCGGCGACATATTCGAGGGGGAAAAGAAATGACACAAGACAAGATGGACATTCTGCAAAGAGAGTTAGATAAGCTGGCGAAGAAATACGGTCTGATATCCGCGTCGTTTTGCGCTACGGAAAAGGAAACCGGAGAATTTATCGGCACGTTTCAGCAAGTGAACACCCTCGATATTTGGCAATCAGTCCTGAACATCGGGCGGCTCTGGCAACACGCGAGAGAGACGACACGGGGGATGTTGAACAAGTTTGAAAAGAAGGGATGGGCGTGAGGAATAGTTGACAGGCAATACGGGACAATTCTATAAAGGAGCGTGATGCGATGAAGTAAACAACCCAAAACATATGTGGAAAAGGGGGGAGGTCGGGTAGACTATCTCCCTCTTTTTGTTTATAACTTGTGAATGACTTCCGCTTTGCTCTGTAATATAAAGTCGTAAACTCCACCGATGATAGAATTACAGGCAGTTATTTACAGTGCATTGTATATCTATCAAAATGCGTTGAGAAGAGATTGTGCAGGATATGGGATGCAAGTAGCCCCACGCTTGGGATGGTCGTGTGTCTCGCAGGACGTATCCCGACGAGGCCAAGCCGTTTAATTTGGTGGAATTCCACCAGATTAAAATTGAGGGGTTTTACGGGAGCGACCCGTACCGGATGACCCCTCGAACCAAATCACCCACCAGACGTATCCGATGGGGAGCCATGGGTACAATGACCACATGGGGAAGTGATTTGTCCGGTCTCACCAGCCGGACTCTGGTCGACGTTCTGAGGCCGCCGATCACCACCTATACGATACGTCCACCGCCGTCTTCCCTTCCGGCTTGCTGTTGACCTCACCATACAGCCCGAGGTGGATTTTCCACACCCTCAACACCGTCCATCTCCCGTAAGCGTCAACGACCTGTTTTACCCCTGATTCATCGGTTGTGTACCCGAACCGCCCGCCGATCTCTTTCTGATTCTTGAACGCAAAAATAGGCGGGTCCTCCTGCTTCACGCTGATCGACCCCTCCCCCGTCCGCGTATCCATCACCGCCACGGCGTTCGTGTCTCCCTCGTGTGAAGGGATGGTTGCCGTCGCGATGATCTGCTTGTCGGGGTTCTGCTTGATATCGTCCCCAAGGTGGAGCTTCTCAACGACCCTCTCCTTCTCGATGGTGATGATCTTCTCCGGCCCCGGAACCTCCACCCGCTTGATCTTGACCGTCTCTCTTATCTCCGGAGCCGGGGTATACACCTCAGCGTTGACCGCTACGGGCTTTTTCAGGGCATGGTAGGCCAATGACGCGCACGCAATCGCCAGCACGCAACAGAGGACGATGAGCACGGCTTTAAGACTGAGGTTGATTATCATTCTTCCCCCCGAAATAGGACTGTATTCCCTGGAACGCCGGCGCGATCTTCTTGACCGCGTACAGACTGACCGCCAGCCACGCGATATCGGTGGCGCTCACCCGCAAGGGCTGCACCTTGACCACGCTCCAGACGTAGTCGAAGCCATAGACGGCGATCACGATCAGGAAGGCGAGAGACCCGATAGACGGGCTATCCTCCTTCTCCACAAACAGGGATTTTATCCAGTTCAGCATGGTCTACCCCCTTATCAGCCGGATAAGGAACACAATCCAGCCCGCCAGTGCTATCCATGCCAGACCGGAAACGACGAGGACAGCCCACAGGACGGGAAGGAAATTGATGTAGCCGTGACCTTTGTTGTTCAGCATGACTACCCCTTTACGGCATCTTTGACGGCCTGAGCCTTTGCCTTAACTGCCGCTAATTCTGCCCTGAGCGCGTCTTCTCTCTCTGCGAACCTCCTGCTGTTGTTCCGGTAGACAAAGAACATCACGCCGCCGCCTGCCACTGCTCCTATGATAAAGCTGATTACGATATACATATTACCCCTCCTTGATCATTTGATAAATTTCTTCGGGCCGCTCCAACCTCCCGTCGTCAGTCCCCGGAGGATCCCCGCCGAGTTGTTTCCAGTAGAGTGATTTTCGTATCCCTTCCGCCGCGTCCGCCCACCTGCCCTCGTTGATTGCCCGGTTCGTGTTCACGAACTTTGCCACCCGCCCCGGCCCCAAGTTAAACATGAAATCGACAAGGGCAAGGCGCCGGTTCTCGCTGAACAGGGCAAAGCCCGGGTACTGCCTGATACACGCGCCCACCGCATCGCTCAGGGACTTCGTAAACAGCCTGTCCACCATCTCGTCGGTGATACGCCCGTTCGCCCTGAGATATTCCTTGATGTCCCGCGGGAGGGGGTTCACATCGAAGTTGTACCCGATGCCGATGGTGCGGAATCCCTGAGTGCAGCGATACGGTGTGTATTTCTTTCCCTCGTGCCTTTCCAGCATCTCCCTGATTTTGTGTATCATTCCGTTTTCTCCTTCGTATATTTTGCCTTCCTGTGCGGTCACTGTTCATTCTCCGGATGTTTCAACAGGCACTTGTTAATTATCCTCAACTGCTTGCACAGGAGGACGTTCTGCCGCTTAACCATGAGGTTCCGGAACGCTATCTGCTCCTCGTATGTGGCCCTTTCCCATGCTTCCAGAATTGGGTTCTTCACGCTCACCCCCCTAATTTTTGCAAGATGTCCTTGATATCTTCCTGCACGATGTCCATAGAGTCCTTGAGGTATGCCAATGTCGCGTCTATCCCCGAGTGCAGGGGGCAGGCCCCTTTTTCATTTCCGTTATTGTTGTTGCCGGACCTGGCCTTGATAGCCGTGACAATTACCGTTGTAGCCCCGATGCCCAAAGTGCCGATTGCGATCCCTGTTCCGATGTCCATCCCCTACCTCCGATTGTGATTAAAAGCAAAACCCCATCCCAAGGAACATCCCGCCCTGTGGCGGAGACATGAGGGCATTTAAGTTGGAATACTCTCCCCCTGTTCCTCTCGCATACACCGTGAAGTCATCCATCGGTGTCGTATGCGTATTGAACAGTCCGTGGAGCGTGTAATCCCCCACATCTGAAATTGTGCTAGTGCTTCCGACCTGTGCGTTGTTGTAGTACAACCGAAATGTTGTCCCGTCCCTGATGACCCGTATCTCTGCATTGGCGCTAAACGTTGCGCTGGCTGAGATGACGCTAGTCCATGTCCCGTTGACCAGTTTATCCAACTTGGCATTAGTCCCATCGTGATACGCAATCACCCCGTACTTCGGGTCTGTCGCACTATCTATGCCGACCGCCAATCCCGCCGGCGTTCCTGCGGGAGTCGTTGAGATTGCGACGGTAGCGATAACGTCACGGGTCGAGGTTTCGACGACGGAGATGAGTTCGGAGAGGGTGAGTTCTTTTGCGGAAAAGTTGTCTATTGTTCCGGCTCCGGTTGCTCCTGTGTAAATCTGTATTACTCCTGTAGTGATGGCTCTAGCAATATCAATGACTGTCGCGGTAGAGGTAAAAGTTGTGCTATAGGCCGCTCCTGCTAATAATTGAAAACCACCACTCGTCCTTGTGAGGTCAGCACTCTTTTTGTACCACTTGCCAACGGTAGCGACTACATCAGATGCCAGGTAAGATGCCGTCCCTGCTGTCTTGGTCGCAACACCTCCCGCTATTTCCCATCCTGTTCCGGGTGTCCATCCTGTTCCATCCGCAAAACCACCATTGCTAAGTTTTTCCTCACCGGGAGTCGGCGTGTTAATCGCTTTGCCTGCTGATGCGCTCCATGTTGTCCCTGCATTGCTCCACACCTTGCCTGCACCGCCGGAACCTAACCCTGTTGACTCAGCATGACCCGCGCCGTCTGAAGTGCCGAATGCGGTGGCGAAGGAGTCGGAGCAGAGAGGGGAGGGGAGCCAGAGGGTGCTAGGCACTCGCATCGCATCGACAGAAAACACTCCGTCATAGTTATTAATTGCTGGATATAACGTAGCTGTTGCGTCACTAGCCGAAATCCACATAAGCCTGTTATTGACAAACGTGAAATTGCCAGTTGCTCTCAGGAATATAGCCCACACATCGTTTGCTTGGGGTGCTGTGTCACCTATGGCAACATTTGTCACATCAATAAATTTAGCGTGATACAGGGTAGGACTTATCCATCGAAGTCCGACTTTCGTGCCACTTTGACTGCCATCCGTGCTTAGATAGATGTTGTTTATTCTCCCCGATGTGTAAGAACCAATTTTAACAAAAAGTCCTCTCCCTGCTGCTCTAGTGATAGAAGGGAATTTTATCAACGGGTCTAGCTCTGAAAGACTTGCCTTTCCTCCACTGAACGTCAACGCACCATTCGCAATCGATAGCTTGTTCTCTGTATCGGTTACGGTTCTCGTCCCGACTCCTGGTTCTGCGGCTGAGTTATGGACCGCACCCGCCGCCCTGTCGGTAGAAAATTCGTCCCTGAAAGTGAATGACCCTGCCATACAGGGCGATGCGATGAGAAGGGCAATGATGACTAGGAGTAGTTTCTTCATTTTATCACCTCACCATCGACGGGTTTGACTTCCGCCTTATAGTCTGCCTCGTCCTCCGCTTCCCCCACGACATCGCAAGCGTTCATGTCGAACTTCTCATGAAAGGACTTGAATATCGTGTTGACCATTTCCTCCCGTGTTGACGTTTCTTTGAGAGGAACGGCCTTGGCAGAGAGGAAAACGCTTGTATCGCTAATAGCCTTGCTCGTCACCGTTTTCGTCAATGATTCCTTGGACGGGGCAATCTGAAGGACATTAGGGCTTGTCGCTATAGCCGCGAGTTGTTCGGGTGTGCCACTGATTTTGTATGCACCGTACTGGACTTTATCGATGATTTGGGAGCCGACAAAGACATAGCCTTTGTAGGGGAGTTCGCCTAGCATGGGGCTGCCACCTTGCATTTTGACGAGGAAGAAGCCTTTCGCGGCATGGCAGGGGGTGACGACCAGACAGAGAAGGATGGCAAGGAGAATAATTCGCTTCATGCCGTCACCCCCGGGAACTTCGGCAGCGCCGCCAAAAAGGCTTCAACAGCGAGATACGTCCCTTTCCCCTCTGCCTGTTTTTCCCATTCAGCCTCGGCGAAATCCCACACGCTGTCAGCCCAAGCGACAAGAGCGTCAGCGCGGGCCTTTCTCGCCCCGTTCTTGCTGATCGTCCAGACGGCGGCGGTGTGGATGGTGTCGAAGCCTAACTCCTTCGCCTGAGCGTCGAGGATGGCTTGGATACCGTCTATGGCCTGCTGTTTCATCTGTGCCGCCACTTCTTCCGCTGTCGGGGCCGTGAGCGCGGCATATTCCGCATCTGTGACCCACTTCACCTCGATCTGGTCAGCAGTGTACCCTGCGTTCAGAGCGTTGGTGGTCAGGGTGGCGAGGCGGGTTTCTCTCAATGCTTCATCCTCGTAGCCCCCGCTCTGCATCTCGATTACTTTGCCCGTTGATTTGTTTATGGCAACTCGATACATTGTGACCTCCTTATCGATGACATTCAAACGACATTGTTATTGTGTTTGCTGTCGATGCACCTGCATTTGTCCATGTAAGCGTAAAACCATCAGCGTCGAAGGATTTCAGTAGCGCCGCTTGATAATCTGCGCCACCGCCATACACAAGCACACAGTAAACATTATTCCGGTTATATACAGATGCGGCCGCTCTAAAAGATGTACTTGAATTGCCACCAGCATCACAGAACCCCCATGATTGTGCAACGGTTGCATCGACCCCCGCTAAGATTTTTATAAATGACGGCTTGAACCCCACTCCCGAATAAGACACATCGCCAGAGGCGGCATTAAACATGCGTGTGCCCGTTATCCGTTTTATCCCCGCCGCCCATTCGGGAGCCGTTGCCCCTGCGTTCATGAACAGCTTATGATTGGCTGTCCCTTTGGCAAGACGGGCAAGGACACCTGCCGCACGGTAGTACATATCTCCGTTGGCATCGGAACCGATAGCAAGGTTGGCACCCGTCTTGAGCATGAGGTTTGTTGCGGTAACGTTGGTATCAAGAGTAAGGGTCTTGCTCGTAGTGCCGCCCGCGATGGTAAAGCCCGTCGCCGCAGCCGTAAGGGTCAATGACTGAATGGTAACGGCCCCCGTCGTCTTATTTACTGTCAACAGGGATTTCCACCCCGCCGCCACCGTGTACCGTTTCAACACGTCTACGGGGTCGCCCGATGAATCCCACCAAAGCTGTCCCTCAACCGGATTGTCCGGAGCCGAAGCCCCTCTGTGCCTGTTCAGCAATTCCCCGAGAGCCGCATCGAGGAACGTTTTCAATGCCGCCATCGTCAGCGGGGTTCCGGGTGTTGTAAAACTTGCGGTTGCCATATATCCTCCTTATGAAACTATCTCTCCATATCCCTTTGCAACGCCCGTGATGTTCCGGGCAACTCCGCTCCCGCCGTTGGTGAAGGCGATGTTGAAGCCCGAGACGGATTGACTGCTGATCGTGTACCCATCACCCTCAGCCCCGTCTATCGTGCTGATACCCACGCCCTCAACAGCGTAAAAAGCAGGTGAGAATGAGACAGTGCCGCCCGTGTCGGGGATTTGTGCCGTGAACGCTATTACTCTGTCGGGCATATCGATTGTGATGGACACGGCCTCGACGACAGGGGTGATGGCCGGCGCCGTCCTGGTAAGGGCGATGCGGAACTGATAACCCCGCGCCGTATAGTCGCCCACAGCAAAAGGTTTCCAGTCGCCCCATGTCGGTGTCCCCGATGTGTCATCGTTGGTTGTCCGTACCTCAAGACCTGCTGAGTAGGACCCTTCGGGGGCGCCAAACATATCGCCCATGGCGTACAGGTCGGCTACGTCGTAAAGGTCGGTTTTCAAATCCTGGCCCGATACGGTGAGCGCCGCCGTGAGACGTGACGTGTAAACCGCCCCGAGGTCAACGACATCGTTAAGCGTGTAGTAGCCGCTTCCGTAGAGCGTCCCGGTAATAGCATACAGGTCTTCCAAGTCGTAGAGATCATCGACATCGTACAGGTCGCCCATGTCGGACAGGATGATGCCCCCGTAGGTACCTGATTCCTCGCACTGCGTACCCGTCCCATCCCATGCGGGTTGCTCCACTGTCTCAACGACATTAAGCCCTGCAATACCCGATATGTTGGTGATGGAGGCCGCCGCCGTCTCGCTCTCGTTACCTGCGTAATCGACAGCCTTGATAAGGTAGGTACCGACCATGGCGGGGACATTAACGCTTGTAGCCGCCCGGCTTACCTTCGCCACGACATCGACAGCCGCCGCCCACGTCGCCCCGCTTGTCAGTGATGACCATTTGATTTTATAGTGCGACAGGTCAATCTCAGTGTTGGCCGTCCACGATAGATGTGCCTCCGCTCCGACAATGTTACAGGCAAAGCCGTCGACATCAGCGGGTAACTCGGTCTGACCGATGACGTAATGCAGGGTGACATCCGACCATGCAGAGGCGACGCCGTATGCGCTTATGGCCTGTGCCTGTATCTCATATGTCGCGCCCTCTGTGATGCCTGTGATGATCGCCGTCGGGTTATCAGGGTCAACGGTGATGTAATTCCAGACCTCGTTTTCCTGCATCCGGTAGCGGATTTTGTAAGAGCTTATTTTGATGGTGCCCGACAGCGGGGCCAGCGAGACAAACATCCGCGCCCGGACAGCATTTGACAGGATTTCAAGCCACGCCGTACCCGACTGGACGCTGATGATGGAAGGGACGGCGGGGATGAGCCGTGTCACGTCGGACGGCTGTGTAACGTTCGGGTTGAAAGCGGGGATCTCTCCCGTGTCCGCGCTATGGACAGCCGATGCAAAGTCTACCAGCGTAAGGCGGGCGACAAGATCATGTGACCGCTCTATTGATTTTACAAGACATTCCGTTGTTTCCCGTGTGGCCTCTCCGAACATGGCCAGGTCATCGGCCTGCGGTCCCGTTGCCGTCGGTATCGCCGCCTGAAATGTCAGCGTATCGGTCTCGCCCGGTTCGTTTTCGATGGACAGGCACAGGCTTGTATTGTCCTCGTCGGCAAGCCGGAAACGACAGGCGTAAAGTTTCCCCGCTTCCATCACTACAACATCGTCGAGGACAACTCCCGTGGTGTTTGCCCCGTCGACAACAAGGGATTTCACCCGCGCCCATCCGCTGCCCCACATTGGCACGTCGTGAGAGACAAGGACTTTCGCGCCCCGATAGCAAACAAGATGCTCGAAGTCTTGAGACACTTTGTATGTCTCGGGCCGGAGCCGCGCCTGTGCAATATGGAACCGTCCGAACTTCCATATCAGATCGGGGTCGGTTACGCCGGGGAATTCGATAGACTCAAACTCTGTCGCGTTTGCTGAGGTGTACCCGTCATCGTAGACTATCCGCTCGTCGTCCTGATAGTCGTTATCCTCATTTTTGAAGGGGATTCGGAACGCATGAGGCCGATGGTAAAACGCCTTTTCTGCTTCAAACCCCCAACTGTTCCGGGGTGAGATATGCTGTACGGTAATCTGATCGCCCGTGTCACAAACAGCCGACCACAGGGCATCGGTAAGCGTAGGGCTCGCCCTGCCTGCCGCCGCGATATCAGCGAGACATTCCCAAACAGACGTCCGGTAGTCGCGAATCATGTTGAACTTGTACCCGTTGGTTTCGCAGAAGGTGTACCATTCGCCGAGGACAGCATCATTTATCTGAGCCGCCGTTCTCCTTCGTGCGTTCGCGTTGTGCATCAGGACATGCCGAAAAAGGGCTGCCGGATTCTGTGTCACGCTCTCTGCCGTTGTCCATGCCGCCCCGTTCCATGTCGGAGCGTAACTCGTCACAATGGCGTTCAGGGAGTCGATGACATTATTCAGCTGTCCCGTAGCCTTTATTCTCAATGCGATCATTGCCAATGGATGCGGGAACGTTACGGGAGGATTATAGAGAGTGCCCCTTAGAACAGACCATTGCACGGTGTCTATGATGCGGGGGTCGCCCGTTTCGGGTGATGCCCTGAGAAGTCCCACTTCATATGATTTGGTACGGTCTACGTTCCACCGACCCCCCAACCTGATAGCCGATTGGGTGTTGTCGGTATAATTGATCGTGTTGACATAGACGGCGGCCCCGCCGACCTCGCGGTAGTAAATCTGTACCTGTATGTTGCGCGATTCCCGTCTTCCATCGCTATTATAGGCACATAGGCCGTTTGGAAGGACGACATCAACGGATATCTCGTCTACGTTGGGACGGACAGCCCGCCACACCGTGCCCGCCGCAAGGGTCAGCGTGACGCCTATGGAATCCTGGTAGACCTGCGACGGAATCAAAGACGGAGCCGCATCACTCGGGGTCCCTTCAAACACCTCCATTTGTACATCCGTGTACGACGATATCGGAGTCTCACCTATTCTGATGTCGCTCCACGCCACACGTCCGTATCCGGCGACAAATAGCATTCTTAAATACTCGTCGTTGCCGATTATCTCCGTATAGGGTTTTGCCCCGTACACGGGGTAGATGCGATGCCGACCGAGGATGACCGGGACAGGGCCCCATGGGTTTGACTGATTCTTCGACCCGCTGATGCTATACGTCGGGCTATCATTGTACGTTTGGCTCGTCGTTCCTGACAGACCGGAATCAGGTTGTCTCACGGGTGCTATGGCATCGATGAGCATCATTGATGCGGTTAAGGCCACGCCCGAATACATCGATATGGTGGCGCCCGCGCTCATGCCTGCAAAGGTTAACAGGTTCCCGCCGAATGATGCCGCAAGGGCATACGGTGCGGCTATAGCAACGGCAATCGCGACAACCGACAGGATTGTCCTCAAGGGATCCTTCCCGCCGCCACCACCGCCACCGCCATGCAGGGGAACGTAGATCAGAACATGGTCATTGACGGAGGGGACGGTATCCCATTTGTCCATCGGAATCGGCTCGCCGTTGACCTCAACCATCACCCGGTAATCACGCCACACGGCGGGGACATTGCCCTGCTCGTACATCCGGGTGATGATCCCCTTAATGGATATGCCCTCTGCGACCATGAGGGGTTTCGGTGAGCGCGTGGGAAACGGGGAAACGATAACCTGTCTATCAGGCACGGTCCCACCTCCTGAATTCCTCAACGCGATTGCCCCAATATCGGCCTGTGTAATCCTCAACGACTGAATTGATGCCGGTCATGACATGGAGCATCCGGTGATTGTCGAGGACAAGGCCAACGTGCCATGTATACGCCCCGGTCCTGAGCATAACCACATCGTAAAGCTGTGGGGTTTGGACCCTTTGCCATTTCTCCTTATAGGATTTCATTTCCTTGGCCACGCGGCGCAGAGTGGCTATGTCGTGATCGGTAAACACACCCTTATAGTCCGGCAGCTCGATGCCGAGGCGTTCCTTGTAGACGAGACAGACCAAACCGTAACAGTCACACCCGGAGCGGTCACGACCGTCGCACTGGAAAGGGATGTTTATATATTCGTCTGTCCATGCCATCAGAATATCCCCGGAAAGTATGACGGTGAAAAACTGCCCGACGGGAACGGCTCTCGTTCCTGAGTCTCAAGTTTCAGCGTCGCAGTGATTATCGTCTCGTTGTATTTGACATTGACCAACTGGAAATCAGGCCATGACGCCTCTACTGTGTCGAGGTCATTGTCCATCACCCATTCAACGGTGAACGATGCAGGAGTTGAAATGCTCCGTATCGTCTCGATGTACGTCCGGTGAACGTTGTCTATCTCAATCTGCATCTCGCCCGGCCCCTCGTCGGTATCGTCGGGCAGTTTGATTCTCATGGGGAAAAACAGGTAGGTATTGCCCCGCGATACCGTACCGTATACGATCTGTACGTCCGTTGTGTGTTCCTCGAGACGGGCTGTCGGGTCTGTCGAAACGAGAATGTCCTCTGCAAGATCATCATGGCTGATGGTGATGAGGCCAATCGGGAACCGCCCCGTTTCAGATGCGTAGGCCGCCTGACGGAAGTTGAGGGATACGTTCATGGCAGGATCTCCAGTTCAAGGGCTATCTCAAAAAGGTCGCCGGACAAGGCCTGCCATGACGGGGTTTTGGTAAAGCGCATTTCCAGATAGTCATAGATTTTTATTGTGTGTACGCCTGATGCGCTGAACCCGTCCTCGATGGATGAGAAATTGTATGCGGAACCGTTTGCAGTTGACGCTATTCTTACCCCTGTCCCATCAGGGTAGATACTGTATCCCGTAGCCGGATACGAAGCGTCGAGGCCGTTGTCCGATGAGTCTGTCCAGTTAGTTGTGTTGATGCCTTCGGGTTCGAGGGCGAGGGTTGCGCCGAGTTGCCTTACTGCCAAGCTATCTATTGTATACTCCGCCGCCGCTGTATTATAAAACTGCACCACACCCGTAGTAGTTGTTGTAGCTGTAAATTCCAGTAAATTTGCTCCAGCTACTATGGTCTGAGCAGTAGCACCTACTGATGTTCCACCTACGCATGCAAGAGGATAAACAATAGGTGCCCGACCTGATGTAAGCGTCGCGTTGAAACTGACGCTATAACGTTTTCCAAGCACGTACGGAATTTCATCGTGCGTACTAGCACGTTGAGTTCCAGTGCCAGTATAAGCCGCATGAAACCCAGTACTACTTGCTCCGTCAAAGGTATCATACGACTGGTTGACACATGATGATACGTTAAGTGCCGTCTGACTCCCCCACTTATCCGCTTCGGCAACTCCGTTTTGGTACAAACTCAGGACTTCGGCGGCGGTGAGGGCGCGGTTGTAGGTGATAACCTTGCTCACGGTGCCAGCATGTCTTTTTCCAATTATATAGCCTAATGTTTCCAATGATGCATTGTTCGACCATGATGCAGGGACACCAGCGGGTATTGTCACTGTCCGATGCAAGCTACCATCAATATACAAGACCATTGACCCGGACACTGATGCCGTTTCTCGGGTTACTACTGCTGTTATTTCATGTATTGTTCCATCTGTTAATGCCGGGTTATCCACCATATAGCTGACAGCTCCGTTATAAATGCCTATTTTCCCATCAGCTGATATATAAAAGTCATAACAGCCACCACCATTACGCTTCTTGATTAATCTGACTCCTGGCGGCGAGGGTGTCCAATCCGGCAACGCCCCCTTCCAGACAAGGGTGAAATTCCCCGTGCCGAAATCTATGTTATCATTATCGGCAACCCTTATGCCACTTGAACCCGAAGAGGCGTAGGTCATCTGCACAAAAGGGTCATCCGAGGTGTCGTGATGGATATAGCCTACCGCGGTCTTACTGGCGGAATCGGTAACAATCGCCTTACAGCCGTCATATTCCGCAATGTCTGTTCCCGAATCGACAAATGCCATGCCGTCGGATGTTTCGACAATGCCCGATGCCCCCGAAACAGTGTTAACCAGCATTGTCTGGCCGCTGATTATCGGATCGCGCCAGCGGAACCGGAGTGACCCGCCCAACAACGTCGTGTTGAAAAACGTCTTGAACGTGGCAAGTTCAGCCGCAGTGACGATAATGCTCCCCGATACAGGCCGTGGCCCCGCCGTTCCCCTTCGCCTAACCTTTGCCGGGCCGAAGTCCATGGACGTACGCAACAGGACATCAGCGGGAGATTCGGAATAGCTCTTTATCAGGAGCCTTTGAGGAAGGGACGCTGGCCATACGGGTATAGACATGTTATCTCCCTGTCAGTATCGGCCTTGCCCCATAGCCCTTACGGAGAGCCTTACTGGAGCTTGAGCCATGCTTATTCAGATTCTTCGCAACGAGGTTATCTACAGTCACGATCAGGTCAATACCGCCGTTGCCATTGGACTGTGACTGTTGCGACACGTCGGAATTGTTGTTGTTGTTGATGATGACGTTGACTGACGGGGCGCCGGAGCCTGACCCCTGCCTGGTACCACCGCCGGAGGATGAACCGCCTGTTGCCGCCACAACGGACCCACTTCGATTCCCCATCATCAGAAATTGCCGATTGCCGATGTTGAGGAGTTCGGGGAGTCCGGTTTCGTTGACCTCGTACATTTTGCCAGGAGAGACCGAGCCGCCGCCTGCACGACCGCCGCCAAAGAAGCCTGACAAAAAGCCGCTTACGCCCGTTCCCATGCCTTCAAAGAGGCCTTTCGTGATGTTCTGGTAGACCATCATCTGTATCAGGTCGGATATGATTGATTCGGCCATGTCCGAAAAAGAACCGGCGCCCTTTACGGCAAAATCCGCTATCGCCTTCGCGCTGTCCTTGCCCCAACCTTCTATCGCGTCTTTCAACTCCTTAAACTGATCCTTCCCGTCCTCCGCAACCTTTTCCATTTCCCCAGCCATCTTGGCCATATACAGGGTGTATTCCTCAATGCTGAGGCTCCCTTCGACCAACAGGGCGTTGGCAGTGGCAATCTTGTCCTGATAATCCTGGTACGGAGACCTGATGTCCTCAAGGATCTGCTTCAGCTCATTTTTCTTTTCGATGTCGGCGAGGGTCGCTGATGCGGCCGCAATCTGTTCGGCCGTTGCGTCCTTGAGTGCGAGCTTGTAGAGTGTGACCTGAGCCTCGGTCATGCCGATGGTGGCCGCCTGCTCTTTCAGTCCCTCGATAGTTTTCTCGTTCTCCTCCCAGTTCTTGATGATCTCTTTTTCGGCCTCGTTCATCTGCGTGAGGCTGTCGATCTCGGCGGCAAGGTCAACAAGGCGCTTCTTTTGGCTTGCATCCAGATTCTTGTACTTGCCTTCCGTGACTTCCCACAGCATTTTCTCTTCCCGGGTGACATCGCCTACCGCCGCGGCCTCCCGCTGAAGGTTGAGGATCTCGGCCTCTGCCTTCTCGGCCAGCTTTTCCTCGTCGGTCTTGCCTTTCTTTTTGTCCTTCTCTCCGCCGGTAGCGGTTCTCTGCCTGCCGGGCGGAAAATAGTTGACTGCATCTGACTCTGCCCCTTTCCTGACGGCCGCAAGTTTGGCCTCAAGCTCTGCGATCTCCTTGTCTATCGGTATCTGGTAGTGCGGCAATATTGCCCCTGCACGTTTCTGCTGGAGCTTGGCTATCCTGTTCTGTAGCCTTTTCTCCTCGGTATCGTTTTCGGACAGCCACTTCTTCAGGTCATCCGGCCCCATCGTGGCAAAGTCCATAAACCCGAGGTCGCCTTTCCTGACGGCGGCCCATCCCTGAAGAGATTGACCGATATTGCCAATCGCTCGTGCGGCCTTCCCGGCAAGAGCAATGATCTCCGTGAACAGTTCGATGATACCCGGCTTGTTCTTCTCGATGGTGTCCGCCAGCTTCATGATCTCTTCGGCCACCGACTTGGTACCCTCCGCGCTCTTGTTCGAATCGGACAGGAGCCGCCCGAAAACGGTCTTAAGATTGGTCATGGCCTGGTCAATGGTGGGTTCCATCTTTTTAAATTCATTGTCGATGGTATCCGTGGCCGCCGTGAACGCCTTCATCATAGTTTCAGAGGTGATCTTTCCCTCTTTTGCCATTTCCCGGAGCTGTCCAATATCGACCTTGAGGTAATCGGCCAGCATTTTTGCGATCCGGCTGCCATTCTCCATAATGGAGTTAAATTCTTCACCCCGGAGTACGCCGGAAGCCATGCCCTGTGATAACTGGACAATCGCGTTCTTCGCCTCTTCCTGCGTTGCGCCCGAGATAATCATTGCCTTGTTGAGCGTTTCCGTTACCCTCAATAATTCTGATTGACTTGTCCCGAGCGTTTCCGTGGCTTTTGCGAACCGGGAATACAGGTCAACGGATGACTCGTAGGATGAGAAGGACCGGAGAGATTGCTGGTAGAGAGCGTCCTGAACATACTTCAGCTCGTCGGCCGACCCGGTGACGAGCTTTAGCTTGTTATCCATCAACGTGTAGGTGTCTGCTATGGTCATGAGCTGCTTGACCATGTAGACGCTCCCCACGGCCCCGGCCATCTTCACAATGGACAGGCTCGTCAGGTCGAAGGACTTCTTCGCCTTGTCCATGCTCTGCTGCATGGCGGCGCCCGAGTTCTTGACGGCATCACGCGCCTTGTGCATATCGGACTGGAACTGTGCCCAACCCGCTGACATTTCGGCTCGTAATGCTCCAATGGGTTCAGCCATACTACGCCCTCTTCTTCGGGATAATGCCCGCAAGGGCCATCTTCAGGCCCCCCATGTCCTTCTTTTCCGGCTTTGTCTTACTCAACAATTTGTCCAGTTTCGGCAATTTCTTTGCCCTCGTCATGGCTGCCAGCGTCCAGATGCGCGTCGTCGTCTCGTCGTTCATGGCGACAACGGCCTTCCCCGTCAGGTAGGGCGTCAGGTTCCAGAACTCAGCCGGGTTCACCCCCGCCGCAACAGCCGCTTTATAAGCCTTGACAACCCATCCGCCAGGCGGTTTTTTTTTACCTCTGTCCGGGCTTCCGTTTTCGGCACCGTCTCGGCCCCGAAGTAGGCCCATTGTATCGCCTCCCTGACGGCAACACAGAGTGGCATCAGCGGAGGCGACAATTCCATGATCCGTTCGGGCGTCATGTCGGGGTGTCGGTCCCTGAGTCCGGCAGCGGTCACTTTCGCCAGTACTTCGGGCTTGAACAGGTTTGGATTGTCGCCATAGTCTGCTTCTATCTCGGCCAGGGCCCGCCACGTAAAGCGCATGACGTAGCCCTGACCGTTAATATCTACCGTACGCTCGCCGGTTATCCTGTTCATAATCCCTCTTACGCCGCCGGGGTCGTCGTCACCGCCCCGGTGATCTCAATGGTGATGGAACCCGCCACCTTGTTGTCAACCCCGCCGGAGGTTGCGAACCCGAGGACGTAGCCGGCGAAAGTCTGCGTGCTGCCGTCTTCGTAGGTGACTCTGAAGTTCTTCTCCGCCTGCTCTGCTCTGGCGGTCGCAACCGCTTGCTGACCGGCGTCCGTGGGTATCCAGTTGATCGATAGGGTAAACTGTCCTTCATCGGGCAGGCCCGGTTTTTTGTGCTTGGCGGTGGCTGTGAGATAAGTCATGTCGATGACCTGAGCTGTTCCGCTCGGGCCGTCCCAATCCGTCACCTCTGCGATCTCCGTCCATGCAACGGGTGTGGCCTTGGCCGCCGTGCCAACGATAGTTTTTCCGGTGGTGTCGATGTCAACGGCAAACGTGTTGGTCGTCACGTTTTTAACCACACATACCTTGTCGTTGAGTGTCGCCGCGCCAGCGCCGGTAAACGCCGCAAGTGTCACGACATCGCCGTTAGAAAGGCCGTGAGCGGCGGCGGTCAGGATAGTGGGATTGCCGAGGGCCATTGCCGTAATAGTTACGGCCCCTCCTGAACCCGTGGCCATTTCAAGCACTGTTCCCTGAGAAACCAATCCGTCTGACATTGTTCTGTCCTCCTTTTCTTATTCTGAGTGCCACACAAAGAAGTCCATGATGACCCGGTGGCACGATACAGCCTCTTCGTAGAAATCCCGTTCCGACTCGATGAGGATCGAGCGGATGTCGACTGTCCCGACGGTCCCTGAATATCCATCGAGCACGGTTCTGATGGCGTTCGCCAGGGTCTTGGCCGCGTCGTAGGTTGTGGCCCAGGCCTCCACCTGAAAACGCGGATGAGCAAGCCCGGAAGGTCCCTTGAGATGGTGGTCCCGCATCCCCGTCACCCTGAAAAACAGTATGAGCGGGTACGTGGGATTCTGCGGCAGCGTCACCGGGTAACAACGGGTCGTTATCGTCTTCACCATATCCTTTGCTGATATCTCGTACGTATACCCGCTCGCATCATTGTAATTAAACCCGCTCTCTATACTCGTCCAATTGTACGTTGTCCCGCCCGGTGTGGAGGTGATGGTGACACCAGTTGCGCTTGGGGTAAGAACTTTTTTTACCGATAGATTATCGGCTGTGCCGGTAAATGATGATGCTGTGAGCATGGGCCAATACCCTGCGGCGTATGATTCCAGGATATATTGGGTATATGTACCCGTTGCCGACATTTTAGTTCCATGTTGGGGATATCTCACACCAATACTACCACTCGAACGGACTATATCTACTACTGTCTTGTATAGCGCTCCGTAAGTGGTTTTGGTTCCCGACGAGTTGAACAGGTTTCCAGACGATGCCGTTGCGGTGGCAATGCCACCAGATACCGACCAACCCGCACCTGCATTCCACTGACCTGCATCGGCAAATCCCGTATCGCTGACCAATTCCGGCCCATACGTCTCCCCCGTCCCCGCCGCCTTGATGTAGCCTATGGCTTTCTTACCTGCGCTGTCGGTGATGGTGAGTTTGTGGTTCAAAAACGGCGTCAATACCCCTGCCGCGCTGAAATCAACGAAGGCGGCTCCATCGACGAGACTGAGACGCATGTCTGCGAGGTCGACGGAACCGGAAGCCCTCGCCGCGCTCATATCCACATTGTCAGCGACGAGGATTGCCCGGATTGCCTTCTCTATCGTATCGACACTCATTTACTCAATCCTTCAATCTGTCGTCTGGTCAGCGTCCCGCGAGACGCCTTCTTTGCCAATCTCCGTGCAGACTTTGCTATCTGCCGCCACAGTGCGTCGCCTAACCGTTTCAACACCTCGTTTTTCTTCGCGTCCCACGCCTGACGGAGAAACGGCCTCGGTGATACCTGTCCGGTATGCGTGATCTGTACCGTCTTACCGCCGATGGTGACAATGCGCGGCTCCTTGAGGACGCGCTTTGTGGTGCCGAACTCTATCAGGTGAGCCAAGGGGCTTGAGCTACCGACATACACGGTGACGCTCGACCTGTCATAACGTCCCCTGCGCTGCGACTTTTTGAGCGACTGTGACACCTTGATGGAATCCCGCAAGTGCCCCGAATCGACAGGGACGTTGGCCTTGGCATCATCTACAACGGGCTGGCCCGCATCTTTCAGGGCGTTGCGGATTGCGCCTTTCTGCATGGCGACGGTAGGGAGTTGTTCGAGAGCGCTCATCAGTTCCTTCATGCCGACGAGTTCAAATTTGAAAGCGCCTTTCGCCATTATTCAGCCCTCGCCTTCGCCAGTATTTCCCAGCCCTCACGTCTGCCTATCTCGAGAACGCCCTGAACGTCGTATGTGATGCCGTCGCAGATAACCCTGTCCAGTGGAGTGAGGCCCGTGCGGTAGCGGATCTTGAACCTTTCCTCGACTTCCGCTACCGTTTGCATTGCCGCGTACCTTTCAGAACCACGGACGGGGATCTTCTCAGCCCATACCGTGGCAAGCGTCGTCCACGTTTCCACGGGCTCGCCGTAGTCATTCTCGGTGGCGGTCTTGCGCTGAAGGGTCAAGCGTCTGTCAAGGCGGCCCGCTCTCACTCGAATTCCTCCCAGAGTATCGATGAGGCCAACAGCGCTTTGACCGTCTTGTTCTCCTGATACGCAAACTGGCTTGATGACTGAGCCTCCCGGTTCTCGTACAGGTCCGCGCATATCATCAAAAGGGCGTGTCTTATCTTCTTCGGGATTGATGCTGCCGACGTCCATCCGCAGACAAACTCTATGGTGATGGGATTGCTCGGGTAAAGGGTTACGGACGGCCAGCTTATGCCGTATGGCAGGACGAGACGCCCACACCCGTCGCCGTTGGTCTCGACGATGTAGTCTGTTGTGACGGTCATTGTGGTTTCCGTCCCGTCGCTGTCCTTGTATTTCACGCTGGTTACGCTGGCAAGATTGCCGAAAGGCAGCCGGATAAAGTCCTTGTCCGGGAACTTATCGAGATAGTAGTACCAGGTCTGCGTAAGAAGCGCCCGGCGGGTGATGTCCTCGACGTGCTCCCTTGCCGCGGTGATGATCGCCGTCAACAGGTCATCCTCTGCCGTGGTTGCCGCATCGACGATCACATCCGCCCCGAATTCACAGGCCGCGACGAGGACCTTGGCTACTACCCGGATGTATGCTTTCGTCCCGGTGTACTGCTTCTCCTGAATCGCGTTGTCGTTGGCCGCGTTGACGAGGGTAAAACCGCCGCCCGTCCAATCGGTCCATGTGGCGTTGTCGTCGGACTCCTGAATCTTCGCCTCGATGGTTCCGCCGTCGCCGACCGTCCCCGCGTTGAGATTGACAAGGGCTTGTTTGCCGATGACTGAGACGCCGGTTCCGACATGGGTGTAAGCCCCGCCTGCGCTGATACCGTGAGACCCGGGAAGGATGGACTGATACGCGGTGATATCCCCGGCGAGAGTTTCCGAATCGACGCGCAAGTGCATCTTCAATTCACTTAACGTGATCGGTTCAATCGTCGGGGCGGTTTTCAGGGCTACTTTCACGCTTACGGCCTCGTCAGGAACAGCTTTATCGCTACCGTCGCGTTGTTCACCGAGTTACCGGAGAGTACGAGGGACAGGGCCGAGTTGATGGGTACACACCCTTTCTGTCCGGTCGTGCTGTCCACCGTGGGATAAGCTATTTCCGTATTCGCGGTGTCCCGGTTCGCGCCTGCCCCGCCGAGAAGATCCGCGCCGCCTGCCGTGTTAATCACAATGTCGTAATCGTCGGTCGGGGCCGTACTGCCGGGGTTGGTTTCCATGGCACACAGCCAATAACCGAGCACGTCTGTTTCTGCCAGGGCAACGGTGGTGCCGGCGGTGTCATCGGTGATGGACACCGTTAAGACCTTGTGTTTGTAATTCGTCGCCTGATCGGGGTTGTAGGATGTCGTATATGTCCCCGTACCGACGCTGAATGCCATGGCCGGTATCAACAGCACGAGGAGCATTGCAAGGATGGACAGTCTTTTCATGTTGATGCCTCCAATGTGTTTTTTCTATCGATCAGGCCCAGGATGATGATCACCAACAGTGCAGTCGGGGCCGTGTGCATGACGTGGTTCCCAAAGGAATCGACGACGACAGCGAGAAGAGCCGCTTGAAGCCGCCTGTCGGTGCATTGAGTAAACGACCGGAATATATAAGCGGCCACGATGATCAGGCCGACGATGCCAAGGTTGAAGAGGAGATAGACGGGCTCGCTGTGCAGCTCGTTTTGAAACTGCCAGTAAACGCCGGGGCCTACCCCGAAAATGAGGGTGTGCCAGGAATTTGATATCTTGCTCAAGGCATCGATCCAATATTCAAGACGGGTCCCCAGAGAAAGAGAGTGAACGGGGATCTTAAATAGGACGTAATAGGCCACTGCCGGGATGATGGACAGTCCCGCCCCTTTCCATCCCCAAAAGTAGAAAGCGCAGGATATAAGGGCAGCCGCTATTGCCGTGCTGGTCTTTGCACAGGCAAGAGCGAGGCCTATGACAGGGAGAAAGACCCACCAGCGACGGCGGATGAAGAAAACTACCGATATGGCGATGAACGCCGCGAAAAAGTTCTGGTTGCCCAGAGTCGCCACCGGGGAACCATGGCCAATAAACACTTGAATGAGGCCCATGGCGATGAGGATGAGAACGAGAATACATATCCAGTTTAAATAGGTGCTGATGGTCCCTTTGCTGTGTCTGGTGCATATATACACACCAATCCCGGCAAGGATCAGCATGATAGAGTCAACGGCCTGGGCGGTGATTTCAACCGGGACGATTCCGCGTGATCCTGCCGACAGAAGGAAGGCAAACCAGCACGAAAGGTACAGGACAAACGCCGTTAAGATGGTGTTACGCATCATAAGGGCCATGGCTGCCATGCCGCTGATGAGGAAAGCATAGGCGTGCCCGTAATGGACATCCGCGCCCCACACCAGCAACGTTGTCATAAACAGGCAAGGAATGAGGAGAAGGGGGCTTGCGCCCCCTTTGTTGAGCTTAATGTGTTGCATCCGCTGTCACCCGGACATAATCCGTCCCATTATGCATGACTACCGCCGTTTTTCCGGCCGCAATCGATACGCCGGTGCCTCCGCTGATTTTGATCGTTACCGTCCCGCTGAGGCTCGCGTTGCGGACAATAAAGACTTTCCCGGCGGTATCGGGAGCTATGATCGAGATAGCGCCGCTGCCGCTGCTGATCGAGAGAAGGGAACATATCCATTCTGTCGCGGACAGCACCCAGGACTCGGCCAGGGTGATTACTTTTGATGCCACGGCGCCCAGGTTGAGACCGGTGATCTTGCCGCCGTCCTCGATCGCTATGGTTCCCCCGCTTTCCACGGTTATTGTGCCGCCGTCCGCCGCCACCAGTTCATCGCCGCCCTGCTTGTGATAGATCTTCGGGCCATAGGTGGTATCAGCCGCATACGCTGTGGCGAACACGGCGATCAGCAGGAAAACCAGGAATACTATGAGATATTTTTTCATGGTTGCTGTTCCTCCTTTGGCCTCGTTACGAAATGGCCGGAACATCGAGGCCATGACCCTTGACCACTGTAACGCCGAGGATCACGCCGTTTGCGTTTGCACCTACCTTTGCGATAGTGAGCTTGAGGTATCGCTTCCCGCCGACGTAGCCGAATTTGACGATCCGGCTCGTGGAATCGTCCGAATCGGCATCGATCGTGTAAATTACGCCCTCTGCCGGGGTTACTCCCTGCATGTCGGCGGCGGCGACGTTGGCGAAACTGGTAGCGTCGGAATGCTCGGCCTTGAGGGTGATTGTTCCCGTATCGGCGGATTTCGATCCTACGGAAAGCTCGATCACGGCGGAATTGAACCCCGCCAGGTCAACGGTTGCCGCCGCTGGAACGGCGTTATCCGAAACGAGAACGGGCTTTATCGCCTGTACGAATTCTATGTGGTTGTAAAGGTCTTTCATGGTGTTTTACCTCCTGTTTTGGTTAAGGGGCCAGTTACCCGGCCCCGTTGTTTTTAGTTTGCCGCGATTTTGAGGGCTTTGATCGCCTCGTACATCACGATGCCGCCACCAACTCTTTTGGTGGTGTAGAAGGCAACGTACGGTTTCGCGGTGAACGGGTCACGAAGCACGCGGGTTCCGAGCCGGTCAACGATGAGATAGGCCCGCTTGAAATTACCGAAAAAGATCGGGTATTTGTTCAAGCCGATCGCGTCAACGTTGTCATCGATCTCGATGGGCTTCCCGAGAAGCGTATCAGGTGCGTTCTCTGCAAGACCCGGTCTCCAAAGGTAATTTCCTTCGCCGTCCTTGAGCTTGCGGATGGCGTTCAACGTGCTGTCAGCCATAAGCCACACAGCGCCGTTGCGGTAGACCGACTTAAGGGCATGCTGGAGGTCGATAAGCTTGTCGGCGTTGTTAAGCAGGGAAGCATGGCCACCAGCGATGTAGCCGACCTTGCCCCATGCGTAGGAGGCGTTGGCGACCATCGTGTATGCGGCGATGCCCTTGGGCTGCTCCACGCCGGAGCCGCTGATAAAGGCCTCGCTTTCTTCCTCGTTGAACTCTATGGCAACCTCGTCGGCCAGCCATGCGGCGATGTCAACGCGACTATCATCCAGGAGCTGCTGTGTCGCGTAAGGCATGGCGTAGAGTTCCTTGGTGTTGATGGCTATCTCGGCAAGGGTCGGGGTTCCGGTTTCGGTACGTGCGCCCTTCTCGCCTACCCAGCCGGACGTTGCGCCGCCCTGGTTGACGAGTTTCTTGTATGTATCGGTGCTGATACTTCTCACGGTGCTGATACGACGCATTGCGGAAACGGTCTGTGCAACGCGGTCAATGGCGGTTTCCACTTCCTCGGGGACCGTAAAGCCGCCGTCAGGATCGGACAGGGTTGACGCCGATGCCTGGATCTGAAGATCCTTTAGCTCGGCCTCGCCGGTGCCCTTGCGGAACCACTTGTCAAAAGCCGCTTTGTGGGCCTTTTTTGCCACATCGACAGCCGCAGACCCGCCACCCGGAAACTGGCCCTGCGCGACAGCTGTTTCCAGCACTTCGAGCTGTTTCTTGACCTGGGACATCGCGGAGAGTTCGGCGTTGATCTTCTCGACCTTTTCAGCCAGAACCGGGTCATGGCGACCGTTTTCGATTTCCTTGATGCGTTTGTCGTTTTCGGCTTTAAATTCCTCGAAAGCCCGTCCGAGAGCTTCAATAAGTTTTTTCAGCTCATCCATGATTATTTTCCTCCTTGGAATGTTGTTATCATTGCTCTGATGCTACTTTTCAGGCTTTCAACGTCCCGCTGATCGCCTTCGTTCCCGGCACTGCGTCCCACAGCTACCGATTTAGCAAAAGAGCGGCTTGCGCCTGCATCCCGCAGTGCCCGCTCTATTTCTCTTTCTGTCAGTTCTCCACCTTCTCTGCCACCGTCCAGCCCGTCCGGCACGTTCGAGAACATGGACAGGTCAAACTGGGCTTTTGCGCCCTTGCCGTCGAGAACCGTGTCGATAAAGCCCTTTTCCTTCGCCTCCTTCGCAGTCAGCCATGCTTCGTCTTTCATCATCTGGGCGATCTCACGCTTACCGGGAGAGGCGTTCGAGGAATAAATATCGATCATCTGCCCGGACATTTTTTCGAGGATATCGGCAAGTTCACGGAGGGAATACTGGTTGCCCGCAGTAAAGGCGTAGGGCTCATGGATCATGTACATGGTGTTTGCGTAGGCCTGCACCTCTTTTCCCGCGAGAGCTATCACGCTGGCCATGGATGCGGCTATACCCTCGATGCGGGTCACCACCTTGCCGTTATAGGTCTTGAGCGCGTTGAAAATGGCCATGCCGTCAAAAACATCCCCCCCAGGGCTGTTTATGCGGACAGTAACGGTCTTTGCGGTGATCCCCGCGAGAGCGCGGACAAAATCATCGGCGCTGATGAATGGCCAGCCGATCACGTCATAGATCATGATCTCGGTTTCGTCGTCAGAAATTGCCTGGACCTTGAACCAGTCCGGCTTATCGAGCGGCTTATTCCAGAATCGCGCCACGGCCTCGGCGGTCTTTCTATTTCTGTAT